TCGTCCTCGGCGACAAGACCCCCGCCGAGGCCATGAGAGAATGCCTCGCAGGCCCATTGATCAGCTGATTCGCGACCACTGCTGGAAACCGCCCGGTGTCCTCGACCTGGAAAATCCAGCCGCGGGCGTCAATGGGCCTGCTCGTGCCTGCCATGGGGCGGGCCTCCTTACGGGGTGTCGGTGGGGCCGGTCACGTCGAGGTCGAAATTCACGACGTGCTCGTGCCGGCCGGTGCTGTCGGTCCCCATCGGGGCCGGGGTGCCGCGGGCCGCGGCGAGGACTAGGTGTGTGCCGTCGGGCAGCTCGACGCCGGCGAGGCCGTGCAGCGCGCGGTACAGGGCCGTACAGCGGGTGCGGGAGACGCGAGGGTCGGCGGTGCCGCGTACGCGCACCTGTAGGCGGGGGGTGTCGGCGTCGTCGCGGGTCTGCGGCGGGGTGCCGTCGTACAGGGACAGGGCGACGGCCTGGTCGGGGCCGGGCGGCATCGTCTCGACGAACGTGTCGCCGGCGAGGCCGGTCGGGTCGTAGGTGAGCAGGTCGCGGCCGTGCAGATACCGGGCGAGGCCGTCGAGCAGGTCAGCCACGGAGCGACCTCCGCACCTGGGCCGCGATGATCTCCTCGACGGCCCCGGCCTCCTCGGTCAAGGGGTCTTCGAGGAACTTCGCGGTGCGCCCGGAGTCGTGCCGCAAGGTCATGTCCTCGTGCTGGCGGACGGCGTACGGCGTGTCGAAACTGACGCCGGCCGTCAGGGACGACTCGTCGACGGATGCGACTCCGGAGCGTTCGAGGGTGCCCTCTTCGATCGGCACGCGGGCGCGGGCGCGTTCGAGCACATGCTCGGCGGCGAGGCGTAGGCCGCGGACGGCGCCGGCGCGGGTGCCGCGGACGGCGGCGGCGGTGTTCCACGTGAGGCGGGCGCGGGCGGTCACTCGCACATCACCTCCGTACAGGCGGGCACGGGCAGTCCCGGCGCGGTGTGGTGGGCGACGCTGATTGCCGTGGTGGTTCGGCCGTCATGCAGGGTGAGGCGGGAGCGGGCCGGACAGTCGAGGTCCGGGCCGGCGATCACCTGGGCCGTGCTGAGTACCTGGGCGCCGGTGCTGTCCCGGGTGACCTTGCGGGCCCCGGACACCAGGGCGGGCACGTCGGCGACGGGCGGCCCGTACTGCGGCCCGTACGCGCCGTCGCCGAGATACGGCTCGACGGTGACCCGGTGGCGGAGCAGGTAGGCGGGGACCCTCACCAGATCACCCCCGGGAGCAGGCCGGCGCGGCGGAGCGCGCGGTGTGCGCGGGGGGCGAGGTCGAGGTCGCCGACGGCGGCCGGGGCGTCCCGACGGTCGCCGAGCGACACGGGGCCGATAGAGACGCTGCCCCATCGGCCGGCCGCTCCGGTGCCGTCGTCGCCCGTGGCGAGCTGGTACTCGACCTGCGCGCACGTGGCGTCCGCGAGGGCCTGCACGACGGCCGGGTCGGTCGCCATGCCGGCCGCGTCCGTGGCGTAGACGGCGCACAACAGGGCATCGTCGACGTCCTCGGACGCGCGGGCGAGCAGGCGCTCGGCGCCCTCCGGTGCTGGCTGCCCGGTCCACGCGCTCAGTTGTTCGGGCGTCGCGTAGATCCGGGGCACGGCCTAGTCCTCCTTCTTGGTCCGGGAACGCGAACGCCCCGCGGGCTTGTCGGCCTGCGGGGCGTCGGTCTCGGTCTCCGTGCCGTCCGGATCGTCGTCCGGCGGCTGGTGGTAGCGGCGCAGCATCACGGCGGTGCCCTCCTTCCTGATCAGGTGGTGGCGAGGGTGCCGACCGCGACGCCCTTGTCGTCCAGTCGCTTGACGGCGTAGTGCAGGGTCGTGGTCACGACGTTGGAGCGCGCCAGGATGTCGCGGTCGGACTCGACCAGCGGCCGGCGCTTGTAGAGCAGGCCGAGCGCGCCGTTCTTCATGAGCAGGAACTTGCCCGCGGCGACGCGGTTCGTCAGGAAGACGGACACGCCACCGATACGGCCGATGCTGCCGGTCACCGCGGCGGACGCGCCGTTGCCGAGCTTGGCGGCGTTCACGAACTGGTCGTCGGCGAGCGCGTCGGCGTACTGCGCGCTGTTCAGGTACAGGCCGGCGAAGTCGGACGGCTCCCACTCGTCGCCGAACATGGCGATCGTGGGGACGACGGCGCCGAGCCACGAGAACTTTGTGACGCCGGCGCCCGCGTTGAAGCGGAGCGGGTTCGCTCCGCCGAGCGCGGTCTCGTCGGCCTGGGCCTGGGTGATCAGGTCGGCGTCGACCTTGCGGGCGGCCAGTACGCCGAACTGCCGGCGGGCCTCGGCCTCCGGGTCGCCGAGACTGACCAGCTTGGCCTTGTCGGTGATCTCGACGGCCTTACCGACCTCCTTGATCACGGCCTTGGCCGAGCTGGTCGACATGGCCACGGGGGTCATGGGGGTTGCCTCGTCGAGTTCGTCGAGGTCGCCGAGCGCACCCCACTTCGGAAACTCGATCTCCTCGCCGGGGGCACCCTCAAGGGTGTTGTCCTCGACGACGGCGGACGATCCGGCGACGCGGACCTTCCCGACGAACTGGGCCTGTGCCATGTCGCCCCAGACCTCGGGGACGATCATCGCGGCACTGGTGGTCTTGGCCATGGGTGTCAGTGCTCACTCTCTCCGGCGCGGTCGCCGGGCGGTTGGGGGCCCGGCGCGTTCGCCGGGCGGGTTACGCGCCGGCGAGTCGCCGGTACGTCTCGGGGTCGGACTGGTGGAGGTCGACGCGCTCGGCGTACGACATGGCGGCGAACTGCTCGGCCGTGACGGCTCCGGGGCCCGGGGTGCCGAAGTCGGCGCCACCCTTCGGCGCGGTCTGCGGGACCGCGGCGAGGTGCTGGTGAGTGGTGAGCACGCCCTCGATCGCCTGCTTCACCGCGGCGGGGTCGGCCGGGTTGATGGCGGCGAGCGCGCGCATGGCGGCCTGCGAGTCGAGCAGGCGGGCGACGTCGGCGCCCGCGGCCGGGGCGGCGGCGATCACGGCCGTCTGCAAGGCGAGCTGCTGCGCTGCGCCCTGTCCGTCGGTCACGGCTCGCTGCGCCCACTGCGGGAGTCGGGCGACGTCGCCGTCGGCCGCGGGCGCCGGCTGCTGTGGGGCGGGCGCGGGGGCCTGGGGCGCGGCCGGCGGCTGGGGCTGGGCGGCCTGGTAGCGGGTGCGGTAGTCCGCGGCTTCGGCGCGGGTGTCCCGGATGATCTTCTGGGCCCACTCGGGAAGCGACGCGACGTCCTGCGGCTCGCCCCCCGGTGCGGCCGGGGTCTGCGGTGCGGGAGTCTGCGGGGCGCCCTGCTGCGGGGCGGGCGCGGGCGCCTGGGGCGTCTGCGGCTGCTGCGGGGCCTGGGGCACCTGGGGCGTCTGCGGGGCGCCCTGCGGGGCAGTCTGCGGCGCGGCCGGGGCGGCGGGAGCGGCGGGGGTGGGAGTCGACACGGGGTCCTCCTGAGACGGTGTCAGGGGCCGTGCGCGCCTGGCGCCGGCCGGATGCGGGCAACGAAAAGGGGGCCCGCTCCTGGCGGGCCCCCTCCGGGGTGGTGCTCGGTGTTCAGCTAGTCGGCGACGTCCTGGTCGACGTCGTCGGCGACGGGTCGCGCGCGGGCGTATCCGCGTATCCACGCGGTCCGCAGCGTCGACGATCCGGGGTGCGGGCACACGGTCGGTGGGTCGCCCCGCTCGCCGGCCTCGCGGCCGTCGGCGGTGGCTTTCACGATGTCCTCGCGCGCGCCCATGGGGTCACCTCTTGTTCTGCTGGTCGGACTCGTTCTTACGGGCGCCGTCGGCCCATCGCTGGGCCTTGCCGGTCACCTGCTCGATGAACTCGGCCTGTGTGAGGCGCCCGTGTTCGGCCCACCACTCTTTCAGCTCGTCCGACGCGCGCGCGTACGCGATGCGGGCCGGACCGCTGAACAGCGTTGCCGGGTTGTGCCCGGCGGCTTGGGCGGCCTTGTTGAGCAGGTACCCGTTTGTGGCGTCCTCGGCGGCGAGGTACTGCCGATACACGTACTCGTCATACAGGGCGCGGGCCTCACGGCGGGTGATCTTGTGCCGCTCGTCGTGGTCGCCGTCGTCCCGGTACAGGCGGGCGGCGGCCCGTTTCAGGTCGTCCCAGAACGACGCGTCGGCGGCCGGCGGCGGGGTGCCGTCGAGGGCGCCCCACGCGTCCGGGTCCGGGGTGCGCTCGCCCATGGTCTCGGCGAGGGCGTCGCGGTCGGCGAGCAGGTCGTCGACGGCGTTCCCGGTCGTGGCCGGGGGCGGTAGCTCGATCCGGTCGCGCCGGTCCATCTCGCCGGCGATACGCAACAGCTCGCGCTCGTCGGCGTACTGCATGGCCCATGCGAGGTCGTCGTCGCCGGCGGCGGCGAGGTCGTCGAGCAGGTTCCCGCCGGGGAACAGGCGGCCGAGCAGGTCGCGGCGCGCGGCCTCCGCGGCGATCGCTGCGCCCTCGGGACCGTCGCCGGCGGCCCGGTATCGGGCGGCGAGCTGTTCGTCGGACAGACCGACCAGGTCGGGCCGGACGTCGGGGAGTTGCCCGGCGCGGTCGCGTCGGTCGGTCTCGGCCATGATCCGCACACGGTCGCGGTCGTCGACGTGCGACCACACGCGGGCGAGGTCGTCGTCAGACAGGCCGAGCAGGTCCTCGGCTAGACGTCCGCCGGGGGCGGCGCGGTCGAGCAGGGCCTCGGTATCGCGGCGGTCGGCCTCGGCCTCGATCCGACGGCGGGCGCGGTCGTCGAGCGGCGTCCGCAGCGCGGCGGCGAGCTGGTCGTCGTCCATCTCGCGCAACGTGCGTTCGTCGCCGGACCACACGCGGGCGCGCTCGACCTGCTCGGGCGCAAGCGGCGGGCGCTTCTCGGGGAGGTTCCCCGCCCCGGGCTGCTCGCGGTGCCTGAGCCTGCGCAAGTCGGGATGGTCGGCGAGGTGCTGGCGCATGTTGCCCTGCCACGCCCGCACCTTGGCGGCGGCGGCGCGCTTCTCGGCCGGGCTGGTGGCGACGGCCTCGCGGCGCTTCCACTTGCGTATGTTCCGCTCGATGGCGCGCTGTCGCTGGCCGGCCTCGTACCCGTCTGGGTCCGGCTCGGCGTCCTCCACCGTGGTCAGACCCGGGGTGTACGCGGACACGCTGTGCCGGCAGTTGGGGTGTTGCAGCCCTCGGGCGCGCGCTTCGTCGAGGCTGCCGGCGACGTCCACGCGGACCATGCGGCCGTCCTCGACGGCGTGCTCGACCTCGACTGTCCGCGGCCCGGACGGGCCACCGATCGTCAGTACGGTGCGCTCCCACGGTCGGCAGAGCGGGCACTCGCGCGGCGAGTTGGAGACGACGACCAGGTCGACGCCGTGCTCGGCGAGCGTGCGCATGTGCGCTTCGGTCGCGGCCCGCGCGGTCGCCGTCCGTACGGCCATCTCGGCGTACGAGGGAAGCGACCAGCGGCGGCCGGCCTTGTCGACGAACGCCCGGATACCGGCGTCGGCGAACTGGCGCAGCGCGTCTTGCACGGCCTGCCGGCGGGTGCCGGTGCCGAGCAGGGGCGTAGCGGCGACGCGGGAGACGACGGCGCGGAAGGTGTCGACGACGGCCCGCAGGATGCCGCGGTGCGTCGCGGTGACGACGTCGACGGCTTCCTGTGCGAGGCGGTCGACGGCCTGCGCGTTCGGCAAGCGGTCGTCGACCAGGCGGCGGGCGTCATCGGACAGGGCGCCGACTTCGGCGACCGCGGACCGGTGCCCGACGTTGTACGCCTCGGCGACCGCGTCGAACACTTCGAGGGTGGTCGCCTTGGCCAACTCGTCGACGACGGCCTGTGAGGCGCGGCGCACCTGCTGCACGGCGGCGAGTTTGGCCTCGACCCACCCGGGCGCTTCGAGGCCGGCGGCGAGCTGGCGCGCGATGATGCCCAACAGCCGTTCCTCGGCGCCGGCGTACAGGTCGCGCGTCGTCGAGGCCAGATCCTCAACCATGCCCGGGTGAATCGGCACGGCTCACCCCCTGGTCGTCCTACGCGGCGAGGGGGTACGTCCCGCCGGGGTCGGCCATGTCCGCGGCGCCGGTCTCGCGCAGGATCGCGGCGACCTCGGCGTCGACCTGTCCGTCTTCCCATTCGGGGTGCAGCCATCGGACCTTGGTCGCGGTCGATACGGCCCCGGCGCGCTGCAACAGTTCGAGCGTGGTTGCCGTGTTCTGCTCGGACTCTGCGACCCCGTCGCCGAACGCCACCGTCGGGCGCTCGGGTGTGATGCGCTGCCCGAAGTGCACGGCGTCGAGCTGCAACTGAACGTGCAGGCTGTGCGCGAGGGGGTTCCGCCAATACCCGGCCTTCTTCTTCCGGGTCACCATGGACCGGGCGTCGCGGCTGTCGACCTCGGTCGCGGTGATCGGCTGTCCTCCGCCGTCGAGGCCGAACGACTGGGCGCTGTAGCCGGCGGACTGGGCGGCCTGCCGCATGAGCGCTTCGGCGCTGCGCTGGTGCTCGTCAACTCGGATTTCGAACTGGTTCAGCGTGATGCCGTTGCCCTCGGTGGGCGGCATGCGCAGCGAGTGCCAGACCTCGCGGTCGTCGTCGAACGACGCTCCCTGTCCGGCCCCGTAGTCACGGAGGTATCCGTCAGGGACGATCAGCCGGGCGCGGGCGAGGCGGATGTCGCGCATCCATGACGTCCACACGTCGTCAAGCGAGGCGAACAGGTCGCGGATGCCTTGGAAGTCGCTACGCCCCATGGGGCTTGCCCGGTGCAGCCGGTTGGGCCCGATGTTCGGTACGTAGCTGATCGTCAGGTCGCGGATGCCCGTGTCGACACTGACCCCGTCCGGGCCGAGACTTCCGACCAGGTCGGCCGTCTCGGGGTGCTCGGACAGGGGAACGGCACGCCCCAGGTTGTCGGCGGTGCCCACGTACAGGCCGTGCAGGATGCGCCCGACCTCGTGCCGCTCGACGTGGCGAAAGATCGTCGAGGCGGTCGAACCGGGGAGGTCACGCCACAAAGTGGCGGCGCGCAGCATCCCCCATCGGAACTCGGGGGCGACGTTGTCGGGCTGCACGACGGACAGGATCGGCCGGTCGACTAGGTCGCGGTCCCACGTGGAACGCAGGTAGACCCCGGACAGGGCGGAACCCTGCTCGGCTCCGCCGTGCAAGATCTGCTGCAACTGCCCTTCGTCGACCAGGACGTCGAGGCGTTCCTGTGTCGTCTTGTCCGTGACCTTGATCGTCGGCATGTCGCCGAACAGCAGGTCGGCGGACGTCGAGGCGATATCCGACGGCATCGGCACGTGCAGCCGATGCCGGGTCCGGCGCGGCTGCTCGCGGCGACGGTTCCACGGGCCCCGGCGGTGCTGCGCGGTGTCCTCCTCGCCGCACGCGCGGGCGATCCGGCGGCGGTCCCCGGAGTACCAGGCGTCATCGGTGCGCATCTCGGCGTAATACGGGGCCCACTGCGGGGGCGGCCACGCTGCGCCGGCGTCAGGAAGTGCCATCGGTGCTCACCTCCTGGTCGTCGTCTTCGTCGGGCGGGGAGTCGGCGGCGGCGACCAGGGCGTCGGCGAGGTCGCGCAGCGCGTCGGCGACCTGCGGCCATGTGGGCTTGCCTGTGTCGAGTTGGATCGTTCCGACTTCGGCCACGTGGCCGGCGACGTCGAGCCGTACGGGGAGGTGCAGCACGGTGGACAGGGGCGGGGTGGATGCCACGGCGGCGACCTCCTAGGCGGCTTGGGCGAGTAGGTGCCGCCACTCGTGGGCGGTCGAGTGGATCACGTAGCGCAGCGCGTCGACGGAATGGTCGTCGACCTTCAACGGGGCGTCCTCGCCGCGCTCGCTCGCCTTGGGGTCCCATGAGTAGCCGGGCAGTTCGCCGAGCAGTCCCTCGCAGGACCGATGCACGAACAGCAGGTCGGCGGCGAACAGGGCGGCCACGGACCGGATGCCGTCGGCGACCGTGTTGTCGGCGCGCGCTACGCCCTGGTGGTCGTCGTGCCAAAGCTGGGTGCTGAACGACTTCGCGCTCGGGTCAACGAACGTCCACTCGGGCATCACGCCCTTGCCGGCCCCGGGGCCCGCGTCGGGCGGCCGGTAGTCGGCAAGCCACTTCCGGACGGCGGCGCTGTACTGCGCGTCGGTCATGGACCGGTGCGCGGTGCGGGAGTCGAATCGCCACTCGGCGACGGCGTACAGGCGGTCGTCGTCGCCCATGCCGAGCAGGACGGCCGAGAACGGGTTCGTCGTGCCGTAGTCGATTCCGAGGAAGTGCCGTCGCATCACGGGCAGTTGGTCGACGACGTGCCGGTCTTCGTCCCACTCGCTGTAGATGGCGCCCTCTGCGACGACCCATGCGCCCTCGATCATGCGCTTTCGCCACAGACCGGTGTACTCCGCGGCGAGCGCTGCGACGTACTCGGGCGACAAGCTGGGGTTGTCCGCCAACTTGAAGTGCCACGCCCGCATGTCCAGTTCGGCGAGGCGGTCGAGGTATCCGACCTTCAACCAATGGCGCGGCGAGTCGGGGTTCGTCGTGGCGTACAGGCGCGCGCCAGGCACGGACAGGCGGGCGAGTAGCTGCGTCCAAAACGCCTCGGGCAACAGGGTTGCCTCGTCGACGTAGGCGAGCTGGGCGGTAAGGCCACGTAGCCGGCCCTCGGCGCGCGCGTCGGCGGCGCCGATCAGGTGGACGGTGCGCCCCAGAATCACGGCCGTCGTGGCGCCCCGGGTGTGCACGATGTGCCGGGCGAGGGGCCCGAACAACGCGCGGTCCTGTAGAGGCTCCAACACGTTGCGCTCGATCGTCTGGAGCGACCGACCGACCACGATGATCAGGCCGGATGGTCCGGCCGTGGCGACGGCGATCACGAACGCCAGTAGCGAGGCGATCGTCTTCCCGGACCGAACGGACCCGTGCCACAGGTTGATACGGGCGGTCGCCTGCCCGATGCTGCGGAGTTGCTTACGGGACAGGGGCAACCGGTCGAGGTCGAGCAACGCGGCTCACCCCCCCCGGCGGCGCCCCCGTCGTCGTCGTGGGCCTGGTCGTCGTTGGCGGCCTGCGTCAGTGCCTCGCCGAGCGCGCCCAACATGCTGCGCACCTGCTCGGCGTTCTCTCCGCCCTCGGCCGGGGCGAGGCGCAGCGAGGTACCGACGGCGGTCTGTACCGACGCGATGATCTGGCGTTGGTCGACGAACCGCGGCTGTTCGAGGTTGACGTGTTGCCAGTGCCCCTCTTTGCCGGCGAACTCGCCGTAGATGGTCGGCGACCAGAGCTGTCCTCGTAGGCGCTCGGCGTCGGCCTGTAGCGCGAGGGCGAGGGCGGCGCGGCGCGCGGCGAGGTCGGCGGTACGGACTCGGGTCGCGGCCTCGACCTGCGGGGCGCGGTCGAACGAGAGGGGCGGGTCGAACGCGGCGGCGATCTTCGACACGGTCGAGGGCGACCGGTTGATCTCCCGGGCGATCTCGTTCCGGCTCTTGTCCTGCGCGTGCAGCTCGCGGACGCGCCGGCGGTCCTGGTCGGTGATGGGGCGGGCCATGGCTCACCCCCTGCTCGGTCTACGCGTTCAGCTCGACGCGGTGCCGTACGGCCTCGGCGGCGAGCGACCACGCGTTCTGTACGGGGCGGGTCAGCTCGACCCACGGGGGCAGTTCCTCGCCGCTTACGGACCGGTTCTCTACGGCCGTCGCGTACGCCTCGTAGGCGTCCTGGCCGAGTCGGGCGGTGTCGGGGCGAACCTTGAAGATCACGCGGAGCCTCCCGGATGAGGGCATGAAAAAACGCCCCGCGGCGGTGGGCCTGCGGGGCGTCGTGGTCGTCTGTCTCCGGGCACGCCGAAGACGCGGCCAACAATAGGTCACGGAAAGGTCACGGCGCAACTCGCGCGCGTGGGCGGGCCCGCGACCGGTCGGCGCGGCTGCTGACGGTGGCGCCCCGCCTGCCGACGATCGGGCGGGCGGGGCGCCGTGCTGCTGCTCGCGCGTCGGCTATGGGCGGACGGGCGGTCGGCCGGCCTGCTGACGCTGCGGCGGCCGGGGCGGCTGCTGCTGCCGACGGCCGTCATCAGTCCTGGTCAAGCTGCTGCCAAGCGTCCACGTGGGGCCGTTGTGGTCAACGGTCGGGAGGGATGGCGGGCCGACGAACGGCGGCTTCTCCATGAACTTGTACGGGCCGAGCGTCGGCGCGGTGCCGACGGGAACGATCTCGTAGTGCCACGCGGTCCGGTACATGTTCGCCACGATGCCGACGGCCGTCCGCATGGCGGTCGTCAGGTCGTCGCCGGTCTCCATGAGAACGGCGAGGTCTCGGGCGAACTCCTCGTCGAGGCGGACGGACGGTCGGGTGCCGGCGATCGGCTGGGCGCGGCGCTGGGTACTCTGCGGGGTAGCCATTGGGGTTGGGTCGCTCCTTCTCTGTGGTGAGGGCCCGCCCATACGGTTTGTGAGGAACCGGGCGGGCCCGCTCTGTGTGCGGGCCTACGGGGTGGCGAGGCGCTGTTTTTCCTCGCGGATGAACTGAGTGATCCGGCTCGCGGTGTATCCGGTCTCGGCGGCGATCCGGTCGGGGCTCATGCCCTTCACGCGGGCGGCGAGGGCGATCCGGCCCATGGCGGCCTGCACGGCGGCGGTGGCCATGCGTAGGGCTCGCACGTCTTCGAGGTGGAAGTCTTCGGCGAGGTTGTCGAGGAATTGGTCGAGGGCGCGGGGGTCGTCGCTGGCGAGTGCCGCCTCGTACTCGTTGGTGAGGCCGTGCACGTCCTCGTAGGGGGCGAGGTCGTACGGGTTGGGGTCGCCCTTGGCGGCGCGGGCGGCGGCCGTCTCGCGCTCGTACTTGTTGAACAGGCCGAGCATGTCGGCGAGCAGGCGGTCGCTGGCCGTTTCGGGCGGCGGCTGCTCGCTGGGGGTCTGCTCGTTGCTCATCTGCGGTGCTCCTGTCGGGTCGGGGCCCGCCCCCGTGCGAGGGCGGGCCGGTCGGGACGGGTCAGAACGGGGGCTCGCCGTCGAGATCGGTCACGGCGGCGGACGCGTCGAGGGCGCGGTCGTACTGGGCGCTGATCTTGGCGGCGCGACGGGCCCGGTCGAGGGGCGTCGGGCGCGGCCGGGGCCGGCACGCGTCGTGCCAGTCGGTACCGGTGGGAATCCGGTAGCCGCACCCTTCGCAGCGTGCCGCGAACTGGGCGTCGCGGTGGGCGTGGGGGCCGTGCTCGCAAGGAACCACCTGAACATCCTTGCTGCCCGTGTAGCGCAGCGCGTCGGCGCGGTCCTGCGCCTCGCGGCGGCCGAGTCCGCACATGATCAGACCTTGCCACTCGCCACGGATCACAACGCGGTGCGTCACGGCCCACATCTGCACGGGCGGGAGCGCGAGGGGCTGGCGCTGCTCGGGGGCGAACAGGGCGGGGTACTCGCGGGCGAGGTAGGCGTCGACCGACGCGCGGGTGACCTCCGGGGCGACGACGTCGGCGCGCTCGACCTTGACCTCGACGGCTGCCGGCGCGGCGGCGCGGTCGTCGAACAGGGCGCCCTGTTCCGCGGGGCGCTCGACGTCGAACAGGGTGTCGGCGGCCGGCTGCTCGCCGATCCATGAGCCTTGCCACGTGCCGGCCGTGGCGTCGGCCTCCGTGACCAACTGGGCGGCGTACAGCGCTTCGGCGTCCTCGACGGTCTCGACGGCGGCCTCGACCTGCTCGGCGTACTCGACGGCGTCGACGGCGCGCGTGGTGTGGGCGAACTGCTCGGCGACCTCGACCTCGACGGCGTCGAGCTGCTGCTCGGTGGCGAGGGTGAACCCCTGCTCGCGGGCGATCTCCTCGGCGGCCTCGATGCTGGCGACGTACTGGCCGTCGTCGAGGGTGCGCGGGTCGCCCTCGATGCCGTGCAGCTCGCCGCGCTCGGCGGTGATGGCGGCCGGCCACGCGCTACGGAGGAAACCGACGACGCCCTCGCGCTCGACGACCAGAACGTCGCCGTCGCGGATGTCGTCGCCGCACTGGGTGCGGTTGTACGCGTCTTCGGTGCTGTCGAACTTGTGGACCATGAGGGCGGGCGCGTTGCCCGCGCGGGTGATCCACAGGCGGGCAGCGTCGCGCGTGGCGCGGGTGTAGGCGCGGGGGATGGCGAGGATGTGCTCGGCAAAGCGGCTGATGACGTGCAGTACGCGCGTGCTGGTCGGCTCGATGACCAGCGTTCGGCCGCGACCGCGGCGGGCGGCGTCGAGGACGTCGCGCGTCTCGTCGTCGCTGATGAACCGGTCGGTGAGGTAGTCGGCGAGGGCGCCGGGAATCGTAACGGTGGCCATGGGGTCGCTCCCTTGGTCGCTGGTGTGGGTGCCGGGTGAGGGCCGGCGGTCCTGCCGGGGTGAGGACCCGTCAGGAATGCTCACAGTAGCCATTGCAGCAACGATTACAGCAATGAGTGCAGCAAGCGTTACGGAACCGTGATCGGGCATGGCTGCGCCCCCGGGGCCGAGCGCTTCCCGGGGGCGTGTACGCCTGCGCGCGGGCCTACGCGGGCACGGTGCGCCGGGCGTTGATCGCCACCCACAACGCGACCAGGTCGGCCCCTCGCCACGCCCTACGGCCCCGTTCGGTGGCCACGGGTGCCGGGCACACGGGGCCGGTCGAGCAGGTCGCCACGGCGGCCCGCGGGTCGCCTCCTCCGTTGTGCACGGTGATCGTGCCGCCCTTGCAGAACGGGCACCGGTCGTCGAGCGTGAGCGTCCTCCCCTCGCGGCCGAGCGCACCCTCGACGCGGCGGCGCGCGCTGCTGGCCATGGCGACGATCTGGTCGAGCAGGGGCGCGGGCGTGATCCGGAACAGCTCGCCGTCGGGCTCGGACAGGGCGCGGCCGGCGAGGTAGACGCATGCCCAGTGCAGCCCGTGCGCGCGGGAACCGATGCGGTCGGCGATCCGGTCGGCCTGGTGCTGCCACTCCGCGGCCCGCACGGTGGGCAGGCTCCACAGTCGGGCGTCGGTGCGGTCGACGCTGCGCTGTACCTGCTCGGCGACGGCGTCGCACATGGCGAACACCTCGGCCTCGACGGCGACCGCGGCGTCGAGGGCGCGCAGATTCGCCGGCGCCGGGTGCTCGCGCACGACCAGGGGCAGACGACCGACGATCGGCTCGTCGCCGGCGCGGTCCTCGGCGGCGACCTGGTCGAGGAAACCGCGGCGCTCGTACGGCATCCATTCGGCGAGGCGCGGCGGCTCGGATATGGCGGCGAGCAGGTCGCCCCACTGCTCGCGGACGGCGGCGAGGTCGTCGGCGGCCTGCTGGCCCCGGTCGGTGGCGGTGTTCATCGGGGCTGCTCCGTGGTGGTGGCGAACAGGGCGAGGATGCGGCGGCCGGCGGCGCGCTCGGCCGGGGTGCGGCCGGCGACGAACAGCTCGTCGGCGACGGCGAGGGCGCCGTGTACGGCCTGCACGGCGGGGAGTTCGGCGGCCATGGCGGCGCGGTCGGCCTTGCGGTCGCGGCGACATGCGAGCCACGCGGTCCGGTATCGGTCGGCCCTGTGGTCGGTGGCGACGGCGTGCCGCTGCCATCCGTCGCCGCGGCGGCGCTCGGTGGCGAGGGCTATGTCGTGCTCGCGCTGCTGCTCGGCGAGGCGGGCCTCGACGGTATCGGCCTGGTCGAGGATGCGGCCGTGCGCGCGGGCGGCCTCGGGGGACAGGCCGTCGAACTGGGCGACGACGGCGAGGGCGTCGCCGAGCGTCTGGGCCTGCCGTACGCGGGCGAGGGCGCGCTCGGCATCCTGGCGGCCGGCGCGGGCGTCGTCGCGGCGGGCCTTGACGTCGTGCAACTGGGCGCGGACGTCGGCGAGTTGCTGCTCGGCGCTCTCGGCGCGCTGCAACAGCTTGTGCCCCAGGGTCTCGGAATCACTGAGCTTGCGCTCGGCGGCGGCGGCGCGCTCCTCGGCCTCGACGATCGCAGCGTCGGCGGCCTCGCGGTGGCGTTCGAGGGCCTGTGTCGTGCCGGCCATGGCGCGACGGTTCTCGTCGGCGAGGCGCTGTTCTTCCCGTACGTGCTGGGCGAGTAGGGCGCCCTCGGCGGTGGACAGTACGCCTCGCTGCGCACGGGCGAGCAGAACGTCGAGGACGGCCCGCCGGTCGGTGCGGTCGCGGTTGCGGCCTTTGGGGGCGCGCTGTTGGGGGCGGGGGGTCATGGGTGCTGCTGCTCCTGTGCGTCGTCGAGGGTGGGCTGTTCGATCGGGGCGCGGCGCGGTCGCCGTGGTCGGCGGGCCCGGACGGCGGGCGGCTGGTGCTTGCGCCGGCACTTCGGGCCGTAGCCGTCGGGCGAGGGCGCAGCGAGGGGGCGCCGGCACGCCCTGCACGTCCGGGCCGGGGTCACTCGGGGGCCTGCTCGTTCGCTGCGCCCTCGGCGAGGGCCTGCTCGTCGGCGAGGCCGTCGGCGTACGCGGTGACGATCTTCCGGGCGCCCTCGTACCCGGTGAGCAGGCCGCGGGTCGAGCGGGTAAGTCCCCATCGGGCTCGGGTTGTCTGGTGGTGCGCCTCGACCAGGGCGGCTATCTGGCGGGCGTGCGCGTCGAGCAGGATTCGAGCGGCGGCGAGGGCTTCCTCGGGGCCGCGGGGAACGTCGACGTCGAGCAGGACGTCGCGCAGCGAGGCGAGCACCTGGTCGGCGCGGCCGGCGTTGAAGTCGAGGGCGGCCCGCACGTCGGACGGGTCGAGGGGCATCGTCGGACGGCGGCCGTCGGCCTGCGCGCTCGGTCGGGGCGCGTCGTGCACGGGGCACGGCTGGCCGGTGATGAGCGCGGTCGCGCAGCGTCCGGCCTCGCTGTCGAGGCTGTCGGCGAGCTGGCGCAGGACGTCGGCGGCGACGGGGCGCGGAAGGTTGCACGACACCTCCGCGGGTCCCTCGTTCGGGACGGCGACGATCAGGCGGTGCGTGTCGAGTGAGGCGACGGCGACGGCGTCGGGAATGCGGGTCATGGCGTGGGCCCTCCGGGGTGTCAGTGGTGGGGTGTATCCGCGTGCGGGCGCGCGCATGGGCGGCCCGCGTCCGGTCGCGGCGAGGACGTCAGAACGGGGGCTCGTTCACTGCGCTGCCCCACTGGCCTGCGGCGGACTGGCCGTTGGCCCACGGGTCGCCCTGCGGTGCGCCGTAGGACTGCTGGCCGTATCCCTGGCTCTGTCCCTGCTGGCGGTTCTGCTGGCCGTTCTGGGCGCCGTTCTGGCTGTTCTTGGTCACGGCGGCGGACGCGTTGCGCAGTGAGGGGGCGACTTCGTCGGCCTGGATCTCGTACGACGAACGGCGCTCGCCGTCCTTTTCGTACTGGCGCTGCGTGAGTCGACCGACAACGATCACGCGGTCGCCGCGGCGGATGGACTCGGCGACGTTCTCGGCCTGCTGGCGCCACACGCTGACCCCCAGAAACAGGGGGTCGCCGTCCTTCCATTCGTTGGTGTCGCGGTTGAAGGTGCGGGGGGTGTTGGCGATACGGAAGTTCGCCACGGCGGCGCCGGACGGGGTGAACTTCAGCTCGGGGTCGGCAACGACGTTGCCCATGACGGTGATGACGGTCTCGCCTGCCATTACGCGGCGGTCCTCTCGGGGTGGTGGGTCGTGGTGAGGTGGGCGACGGGGGCGAGCTGCTGCTCGCGGGGGCGTCGAGCGCGGTCGCGGGCGCACGCCCGGCACTTGCGCATGCCGTTGGGGTGCGACGGGGGGTAGCTGATGTGGACGACCGCGGGGTCGGTGAGGTCGTGGCCGTTTACGCACCGTTTGCGGCGGGCGTTGATGGCCGACGGGCCGGTCGACCGCAGGACGTTGGTCCGGTGGTCGACGGGTTCGAGGTGGTCGTCGGCGACGCATCGGCGGACGCTGCACAGGTGATCCAGTTCGAGGCCGTCGCCGACGGGTCCGCGGGCCTGTTCGTAGCCGTAGCGGTGGGCGGGGACGTACCGGCCGTCGAGCCAGAAACGGCCGTAGCCGTCGCGGTCGAGGGCGGTCTCGGGCCAGAGGCGGCAGGGGGTCGACAGGGCGGCGGGCACGGGGCCGGTGGTCGTCTTGGCGGCGAACCGTTCGGCCGGGGTGCTACGGGCCATGTGGACGTACCTCCGGGGGATGTGCGGCGCCTGCGGGATGTTTTTTCTCGGCAGGTAAGTACCTGCCAAGACAGAAAGCTAGCAGGCGAGGGGGCGCCCTGTCTCCGGGGATGCGCCCCCCTGTCCCGCTAGGCGCTGGGGGCGAGCGTCCACCCCTCGGCCAGTAGTTCGGCCTCGATCCGTGCGACGACTTCCTCGGCCTGGTCGACGTCGTCGCGCTGCGCGTCCTCGACGGCGGCCCGTACGACGGCGAGGGCGGCGGGAATCATCGCTGCGCCCCGGTGATGTGCCGGGCACGCTGCCGGTTCTCTGGCCGGACGATCGCCGGCGCGCTCATGAGGGACCGGGCGTGCCGGCTCGCCTCCGCGGCGAGGCGCCGGCGGCGGGCGTCGGCCTCGGCCTGCTCGCGCGCGGCCTGCTCGGCGGCGCGGCGGTCGCTCTCGGCGCGGGCGTCCATCCATGCGAGCCACGTCCGGTGACGGTCCTCGGCGTCCGGCCGGTACGCCGGCGGGGTCGGCGGGTGTCCGGCGGCGGCGAGGGCCTGCTCGGCGTCGCGCTCGGCGAGCAAGGCGGCCCCGTCGACCTCGCGCACGGTGCGCCACGTGTCCCAACCGGTGTGCTCCTGGAAGATCACGTATGCGCCCTTGTGCGCGAGGCCGTCGACGGCGCGGCGGGCGCGCTTCTTGTCCGACGTCCGGATCACGACCGGGGCGTCGGGCCGGTAGTCCCAACTTGCCTCGACGCGCCACAGGGTGACATTTTTCGTCCGGTCGCCGGCCACGGCCTTACGGCGGTGCTGGCGGGCCTGCTTCGGGGTGGGGCTCATGCGTGTGCCTCCTGACGGTTGCGGCGGGCGAGGTGCGCGGCGGTCGCGTCCTCGACGCGGCAGGGGTGGGGCTTGCCCATCGGGCGGTAACGGGTCTGCTGGTTACGGGGGTTGACGGACTTGCCCCGGCACGGATCGCCCTCCGCGGCGTCGCACCACGTGCACGCGACGGTGAGCGGGTCGGGCGCGTCCTCGCGGGCCAGGCGCTCGCGCTCGGCACGCTGCGGCCGGAACTCGGCGAGGGCCTGGGCGACGGTGCGCGGCATGTACTCGCCGAGTGCGGCGAGGCGGCGCTCGACCTCGGCGGCGGCCGGGCCGGCGGTGAGGGCGCGGTGCGAGGTCGGCGCCTGCTGGCCGGACGCGATGGCGACGCGCTCGGCACGCAGCGCGGCGACGTAGGCGTTCCCGAACCGGTCGTCGGGGTCGACCTCGGGATGTGCGGTCGGCTCGAACGTGCCCACGTGCCGGGACATGGCGTCGGCCTTGTGGGCGTGCCACGGCCGGGACACGTCCGACGGCTGTATCCGGTACGGGTTGCGGGCGATGTAGTCGCGGGCGACGCGGGCCGCGTCCCACCCGTGGGCGGTCGCCGGCACGTCGCTGAGCAGGTCGCACCACTGGGCGAGGCGTTCGCCGGCGGCGGCCTGGTCGTCGAGGGCGAGGCGGGGGTCGAGCTTCACCACATAGGCGAGCAGGGCGGCAACTTCACGGGGGGTCACTGCTGGGCCTCCATGGCGGCGAGGGCTTGGGCGAGGTAGTCGGTCGACTGGGCGACGCGGCCGGTTCCGGCGGCGCCGGGGAACGGGACGACGTTCGAACCGCGGGCGGGGCCGGCCGGGGCGGCGGCGGGGACGGTGCCGGGCGCGGGGGCGGGCGGTAGGGCCTGCCACGCCCGCAGGAAGTACCGGGCGTGTGCGACACCGTTCCGGGCCCGCTGGGCGGCCTGCATGGCGGCGGCGGCGAGCATGTCGGCGCCGGATCGCTTGATCAGTGCGTGCACGACGACCCACTCGCCCGGGGCGAGGGTCCACGCGGGGTAGATCTGGGCGGCCGTGATCTGGTCGACCAGGGGGCGAGCGAACTCCGGGATCACTGCGACCTCGCGCCCGCGCTCTCTCACTCCTTCACTCACTCCATCTATGGGTGAGTGATGGGGGCCGAAATCCGGTCCCATAGGGGGCCGAATCTCGGTCCCAAAGAGGGTGTCGGGCATCTCCTCGGCGGGACCGGATTCCGGTCCGGTAGAGGGGCCGGAATCCGGTCCGGTAGCCGCTAGGGGGCCGGATTTCGGCCCGGTCGTTTCCGGGGCTATGGGGCCGGATTCCGGTCCCCTACCGCGGACGTAGCCGACGGCTCCGGGGATGACGTACTTCGTCGCGCGGCTGCCCTTGGCCGGCTCCTCCTCGACCAGTTCCTTACTGGCGAGGGCGGCGTCGACGGCGGCCCGCGCGGTCGAGCGGGAGACGTTCAGGCGGCGCATGAACTCGGCCGTGCCCATGCGCGTGGTGGCGTCCGGGCCGGTCGTGGCGTCGGCGACGGCGAGCAGGACTAGGCGGGCGTTCCCGCGCGACTTCGCGCGGGTCCACACCCAATCCATGGCGTCGAGGGTCACGGGGTGTCGCTCCTGTCGGGGGTGGGGCGCCCGGGGCGAGGGCGCGGTCGGTCTCCTCGCCCCGGGACCGATCACGGGGCCGTGCGGCGGGGGGCGGGCCGGCCGGCGGGGTGGTTGTCGCAGAAGTGGCCGTTCGCGTAGAAGCGAACGGGGACGGCTCCGCACCTGGGGTTGCCGTACTCGCACACCTTCGGCGGCTTGTCCTCGCCGGCCGGGACGTCGACGGCGAGCTGTCCGGGCACGTTCGGGTGGCGTTCGGCGATCGCCTGCGCGACCTTGTCGCGGGTCCTCACGCGGCATCACCCTGGGCGGCCGGCGGCGCGGCCGGGGCGAGGGCGGGCAGGTGCTCGACCAGGGCGCCCGCACGCCACGCGGCGGCGACCAGGTCGCGCCCGCCGGCAGGCTGGGCCTTGCTGCCGCGGGTGTAGGTGAGTCGGTGCGAGGCGGCCCTCGACGGCTTCAACTCGACGCCCGGCACGTCGTGCACCTCGGCCGTGGTCGGGTCGACGTACTTCGCAGTGCCGGCCGCGGTCGCCTCGGCGAGCACCTTCCCCGCGAAACCGGGGCGTACGGCGGTCACCACCTGCGCGGGCACGAACTCGACGACGTGCTCGGTCGGGTAGTTGTCTCGGACCCATACGCGGAACGCCTCTTCGTCGACGACCTGGGCCTCCCGCTCGCCTCCCTGACGGGACGACGAACCGACCTTCGTCCCGTCGGGAAGCAACGCGTCGAACTTCGTCGTGCCGCCGGCCCTGTATGCCTTGTCGAGCAGGTCGTCGGCGGCGGTCTTGGCGTCCTTGTACGCGCTCTTGACCTCGTCGAGCAGGGCGCCGAGCACTGCCTGACGGGTCACGGCATCGCGGACGACGATCGGGTCGGGCGCGGTCGGCTTGCCCTCGGTCTGCTGGGGCTCGGTCTGCTCGGTCACCGGGCGCCCCCGCTCTCGATCATGGCGCGGAACGCGTCGAGCTGCTGGGCGCCGGCCTGGGCGATCGGCAGTCCGTGCACGCGCTCGAAATCGGCGTCGAGGGTGGGGAGGTTCGCGCGGGACGCGGCGAGCCTGAGCGCGTTCTCGGCCTCCGCGGCGGCGACCTCCGGGGACTTAGGCGCGCTCGGCGGCGGGGCCTGCTCGCCCTGCTGCGGGGGTGCTTGCTGCTGTCCCTGCTGCTGCCCCTGGGCGGCGCCCCGCTTGCGTGCGGCGACGGCGTCGAGCTGGGCGAGGTAGTCGGCCGGGGCGCCGGCCTGTACGGCGGCGGCCCGTATCTTGTCGAACTGCTCGGGGGAGTTGGCGCGCTCGGCGTGCGCGAGGTAGTCGGTCCGCTGGGGCTGCTGCTGGTTCTGCTGCGGCTGCTCCCACGGGCCCGGTTCGGCGCGGTTGCTGCGGCGCGGCTGCTGCTGGCGCTGTCCGCGCCGCTGCTGGTGCTGCTGCCGTTCGGCGCGGTGCTCCGGGGTCGGCTCGACCGGGTGGTCGCGGTCGCCGTCGTCGACCGATCGGCCGTCCACGGGGATCATGAACAGGGTGAACAAGAGGTACTTGAGCGCGGCGGACTGGGCCTTGTTCGTAGCCTTGTCGGCGAAGTCGCTTGCCTCGCCCGGCACTTCGGCGGTGAGGCAGTCACCCGCGGGCCCGTAGACGTGATACCGCATGGTGATCGTGACGTGCGTCATCTTCTCGCCGCGGCGCTCGGCGTGGTGGGCGGCGATCGTCGGCAGGATGAACACACCGTGCGCGCGGAGCGGGCCCGCCATGGCGGACATGACGTCGTCAATACCGCGGAATTTGTAGCGCTGCTGGGTGTTCTCCTTGTCCTTCGCAACGGGCATCACGTCGCGCATCACGGCGGCGATGGCGCCGAACACATTGGGCGTGCCCTCGGCGGGGCCGACGGGCGCGGGCTGGTAGATCGGGGCCGCGACCGCGGCGGCCGTCGGGACGGCCGGGAGGTTGGGCAGGGGCAGGGCGGTGACGGTCACGGGCGGGTGGTTCCTTCCGGGGCGGTGCGGTGGCGGATGGCGGCGGCGAATCGAGTGATGCGGCCGGCGAGGGTGATCGCGTCGTCGGGGGCGTACGTGGGGTCGACCTGCGGCGGCAGTTCGTCGAGCAGGGCCTCGCGGGTGCCGTCGGCCTCCGCGGCGCGCATGGCGCGGCCGTAGTCCGTCGCGGTCTCGCTGCACGCGGCGAAGTCGAGGGCGAGGACGGCGGCGGCGTGTCCGGCGAGCAGTCGACCGACGGTGTCGGGGTCGGCGGCGTACGCGATGGCGAGGTCGTCGACCAGGGGGTCGACGTGCTCGGCGAGAGGGAGGCGGACGGCCGTCCCGTCGTTGGTGAGCTGGGGCCGGATCATGCGCGGGCCTCCGGGGTGTCGAGGCCAAGCGCGGCCGGGGCGGTCGGTTCGTCGACGGACAGTTCGCCGGTCCGGGCGTCGTAGGTGCGGGCGACGTTCCAGTCGGCGCCCGGGAACGCTCGGGTGAGCAGGCCGTACGCGGCGCGGTGGGCCTCGCGGTCGGCGCCGACGGGGCCGTTCGCCGAGTCGAGGACGACCCACGTGCGGCGGCGGCCGTCGCGGGTGACGGGGACGACGCGCACGCGGACGGTGCCGGGGGCGATCTGGTCGAGCTGTCGGGCGACGACCTCGACGAACTCGACGCGGCGGCGCGCGGCGGCGGCGCCCTTCAACGCCTGGACGGCTCGGGGGGCGCTGGACTCGGTACGCTTGGGGGTGTTCACGATCGTTGCCTTTCGAGGTCGGTCGAGAGGGGCCGTCCGGGTCGCATCCGGGCGGCCCTTTCGTGTGTTCAGGCGGCGGTGCGCTCGACGGGGGCGGCGGCGCGGTTGCGGCGCTGCTGGCGTTCGAGGCGGCGAATGATCAGTTCGTGCTCGGGGGAGAGGCGACCGGCGGCGCGGTCGCGAGCGATCCGGAGGCGGGCGCGGTCGAGGACGGCGCGGGCGTCGGCTATCGCCTGGCTGCGGGGGATCACGGCGTTCATGCGGCGGCCCCGGCGGCGCGGTGGTAGAGGCTCGACGCGGAGATCCCGACGGCGTCGGCGACGCGGTCGGCGTGGTCGCCGCGGGGAGCGCCTACGCCGTTCCAGATACGCCATGCGGTGGGGACGGACAGGCCGGCCTCGCGGGCGAGTTGGGACGGGTTCTTGATGCCGCGGATGTGGGCGGCGGAGTGCAAGAGGGCGCGGTCGTACGGAGGCACGGAAGGCACCGTTCCTTTCGGTCTCGGCAGCTATCTGCCAGGACTGAAAGCTAACACCTTTCTTTCAAGTTCGAAAGTTAGCTGACAGTGACCGATCGGGAATGCGCGTTGACACGTGGTGACTGACGTACAAGAATCGCTCAGACGTACGAACCGAAGGGAAGGGTTCCGACGTCAGCCGATCGCTAGGGGGGCGATATGGGGCGAAACAGCGTGTCTAGAACTTGGCGTGTCCATCCAATGGTTCTCGCGCTACATTTCAACCATGAAAAACAGCAAGCGCGGTACAACCCCTGCGCCCGTTCATGCGTCTACAGACCCAGCCGACTTCGGCGACTGGCTAACTGCCAGGCTTGAAAGTCTCGGCTTCAACCTGTCCGGCCCTCGCAGCGGCGGACGCTCCGCGTTCGCTGCAAAGTCGGGGCTCAGCGCTTCCACGGTGACCCGCCTACTCAGGGGCGAGATGCCCACGGATACCCGCATCCTGCGAACGCTCGCCGAGGCAATCCAGGTGCCGTATCCCGAGGTGCTGGTGAAGGCCGGCGTCCTGACCCCCGACGAACTCGCGGCAGTCCAACGACCTACCGCGCCCCCGGGCGGGCGCCTTACTCCAGAGCAGGCCGCCGACGAACTCGGCATCACCGACCCGGCCGAACGCAAGGTGTTCGTGAACATGGCACAGACCTTGCGCCGGCCCGCACCAGACGAAGGCGAGCAACAACTCGCCGAATGAACGAAAGCACGGAGGATGCGTACACATGACCCCCCTCGCACGACGCCTCTACGTCCCGTCCGTCGCCGTCCTGCTTCTTGGCGCCGCGACCGCGATACACGGGGTCATCCGAGACCACTACGACGGCTTTCGTCTCGGCCTGGTCGTGCTGATCACTGCTATCCCTGCCGTCTGCTACTGCATTGCCTACCGCGCCACGCAGGCGAGCGACTACCAGCTCGCCGAGACGCACAGCGCCGGCTACCGGCTCGCGCTGCAACACGTATCCCTGGGACTCCTCGACACCCCGGACGCACCGCCGGACGGGGGCGAGGGCGCCGAGGAAGAAGACACGCAAGGGATCTCGATCATCCGAAGCGCGGATCTTCCCGGCAACGTGCGACCGATCCGGCCGCACGACGATGAAGAGGACGACAACAGGAAAGCCGTATGACACCAGCGGAGACACCCGCAACGTTTCGCGGCTCGCTTGCCATGGGCGAGCCGTGGCTCGGCTACATCCGAGTCTCAACCTGGCGAGAGGAGAAGATCAGTCCAGAGCTGCAACAGTCGGCCATCGAGTCATGGGCGGCCCGTACGGGGCGCCGGATTATCGACTGGATCATCGACCTTGACGCGACCGGCCGGAACTTCAAACGCAAGATCATGGGCGGTATCCAGCGCGTCGAGGACCGCGAGGCCGTCGGCATCGGCGTATGGAAGTTCAGTCGCTTCGGTCGAAACGACCTCGGTATCGCGATCAACCTCGCACGGCTCGAACATGCCGGCGGCCAACTCGCGTCCGCCACGGAAGAAGTCGACGCCCGTACGGCCGTCGGACGCTTCAACCGCGCCATCCTGTTTGACCTCGCCGTGTTCGAGTCGGACCGCGCCGGCGAGCAGTGGAAGGAGACGCACGCCCACCGACGGGCGTTGCAGCTCCCCGCCACAGGCCGCCCTCGATTCGGGTACATCTGGCACCCCAGGCGCGTGCCCGACCCAGCGGCGCCCAACGGCGTACGGCTGCAAGAGGAACGCTACGAACGGCACCCCGACGTCTCGCCCATCGCGGCCGAGCTGTACGAGCGCAAGCTCGCCGGGCAGGGGTTCGCCATGCTCGCGCACTGGCTGAACGACGAACTACTGATTCCCACCACGCGCGGGAACCGATGGGGCGTCAACACCGTTCAGCGGTACCTCGACTCAGGGTTCGCCGCCGGCCTGCTGCGCGTCCACGACCCGGAGTGCCGTTGCAAGCTGGGGCAGGAGCACTTTTCGGGGTGCAAGGAAGGCCGCATGTTGTGGCTCCCCGGGGCCCAACCGGCACTCATCACCCCCGACCAGTGGAAGGAGTACGAGGAACACCGCAAGGAGACGAAGAAGACGCCCCCACGGGCCCGCCGCGCCACCTACGCGACCACCGGGATCATGCGTCACGGACACTGCCGCGGGACGACCGTCGCCCGTTCCGGACGCGACCCCAACGGCGGATACATCCCCGGGCACACGTTCGTCTGCTTCAACCACAAGAACAAGGGCAAGTCCGCCTGTGAACCGGGCGTGTACGTCCGCCGCGACGAGGTCGAGGCCGAGGTGCGGAAGTGGCTCGCCGAGAACGTCGCCGAGGAAATCGACACCGCGCCGTCCCTGCCCGAGCAGCGCACCGCGCCGGCCACCGCGCCGGACCCTCGCGCACGACTGGTCGAGGAACGGGCGCGCACAGAAGCGGAGATAGCCAGGATCGACGCCGCCCTCGACCGCCTGGTGACTGAGAACGCGATGGACCCCGAGAAGTACCCGGCCGATTCGTTCGCGCGCGTCCGCGACCAGTTCCTCGGTCAGAAAGCCAATCTCGTCAAGCACTTGCAGTCGCTTAGCGAGGTCGAGGCCACACCCACCCGCGAGGAGTTCCGACCCCTGATCGTCGGACTCATGGCGGAGTGGGAAGCGTTGCACGCGGTCGAGCAGAACGCCATGTTGCGCCGCCTGCTGCGCCGCATCGTGATCAACAGCCGCAAGAGCGACCAGGGCGCACAATGGAGTCTCGTGCGCACCTACGAGTTTCACCCTGTGTGGGAGCCCGACCCTTGGGCCGACGCCTAGATGTTCTGTCCGGGGAGGTTGTGGACGGGTGAGCCAGGTCTCGGCTGAGGGATCTTGAACAGGTGAGGGCCTTCCGGTTCGGTGTGGATTGCGACG